CCGGCAGCCGTATGCTTGCCAATCTGCCTTAACTTCCGGCGATCTATCTTGCCGGAAGTTTGGTCATTGGCTATGAACGTTTCCGCGACCTGTTGAAATGTGTGTGTTAGTTGCCTGGCGACGGACTCTGAGTTCTGGTTTACGATTTGCTTTGAAAGCCGTGACCAAAAGGATATGTTTTTGAAGAAAACCGGCTGGCAGAATCTTGGTAATAAGTATATAGACGGGACTGATCTTGCCCGACATATGGATATTGAGTTACCAACCGTCACACTTGCCAACCGTAATGCTGTCAAGCGAAAAGACAAAAAACTATCAAAATTGACCACCATAAAACGTAAATAGTAGTCAAAACGAACTGTTGTGCTATACTTTAGCTGTGCATGTAAGTATATGCACAGTCTTTCGTTAAGCATAAGGAGCTTTCTATATGAACGTTTTAGGACGTGTTGGTGCTGGAGTCCGGGCCGTAGGCCGCGGGGTTCGTCGTGCTGTGGGACGTGGTAGGTCTCGCTCAAGTAACTCCTAATCCTTATGACGGGATTTAGGGCATGGGGGGTGGCTTGTTCAGCCCCCGTCCTGATTGGTTTGAAAATGGCATATGGTAGAAAAGGGCGTGGGCGACCACGCTTATTGAATGAAAGCAAGCAGGCGGAGCTAGTTACCGCCATTCAGAGGGGTGCAACGTATTCACTTGCTTGCAGGTATGCAGGCGTTTCATACGCATCGTTTAATGGTTGGATGAATCGTGGGCAGGCGGAATTCCAAAGAAAGGCTGCCGCAAAAGCGGCGGCGATTAACCTGGTTAATTCTGGCAAGCGTGTTCCAAAAAAACTTATTAAAAACATCCGCGCAAGAGAGAATGAGCGGCTTTTTTTCAATTTTTTCAATGCCATCGAGAAGGCCAACGCTATAGCAGCATTTGGATGGCTCCAGGTTATTGACAGTGCCGCAGGGCAAGACCCGAACTGGGCGGCATGGCAACTTAAAATGCGCTTACCTGACGAGTATGGTGGAGAAGTTAAAAAGAAGATCGACATCACCAGTGGCGGTGAACCACTCAGCGTAGGCGCACCGATTGAAGCGTTGATACCACTTTTCCAGGCGATAGGGCAACGAGAGAACTCAATCAAAGATGATACAGAACCTGACCCCGACCCAGACAACGGCAATTGATCTAGCCGTAACGCGCCTTCAATTTAATCAAAAAGAATCGCGGAAGCTCCGCGCACAGATAATGGATAGCTCAGAGATTGAGCGTGAACTACTGTTATGTGCTTTGTCCCCCGAATACTTTATCACCCAGTACATTTTCATCTACGACGCTCAGATTAAGGACTGGATCAAGTTTATCCTATGGGCACAGCAACTCGATGCGTTGAACTTATTTCACATCGCGCAATTGGTTATCGCGCTCAAGGCGCGGCAGCTTGGTTTGACGTGGCTGGCATTGGCTTATGCTATATGGCAAATGCTGTTCCGCCCAATCGCAACGGTGATGGTCTTCTCCAGGCGCGATGACGAGTCAATGTATTTGCTCAGTGATGAAAGGGCGCGGGGTATGTACCGGCGTTTGCCTGAGTGGATGCAATTAGATACTCTTACGGCATCCGCCCATCAGTGGAAGCTGTCAAATGGAAGTGTCGCGTATGCGTTCCCGACTACTGCCGGTGATAGCTATACATCGACATTGGTTATTATGGATGAGGCCGACCTGATCCCCAACCTGAACAGGTTGATGCGTTCGGTCAAGCCGACCATAGATGCTGGCGGTAAGATGTTTATGATCTCGCGTGCTGATAAAAGCACCCCGAACTCTGAGTACAAGCGTATCTATAGGGGTGCGAAAGCTGGGCTAAACGGATGGTCAGACATTTTCCTGCCCTGGTGGGTGCGTCCCTCCCGAACACCAGAATGGTACGAGAAACAGAAGCGGGATATTCTGCAACGGACCGGTGGGCTTGACGATCTGCATGAGCAGTACCCGTCCACTGACACCGAGGCGCTTGCTCCAGCGTCGTTGAATAAACGCATACCCCACAAATGGGGCGAGCAGTGCTACGTTGAGATGAAGCCAGTAGAGACACCGACAGATGCTCCCGATATTCCTGGGTTAAAGGTTTTTCATCCGCCAGCACGACACCGCAAATATGTGGGTGGGGTGGACTGCGCGGAAGGGCTTCCTTCCTCCGACGACAGTGCTGCGACATTCATTGACCTGGCTACAGGCGAAGAGGTTTGCAACCTGGTTGGCAAGTTCACGCCGACGGTAACGGCTATACACTGCTCCAAAATCGCAGAGTGGTACAACAAAGCGAAACTCATGATAGAATCTAATAATCACGGACATGCTGTGATCGGGTGGCTTGAAGATAATGGTTACTCCGGTTGGCTGTTGGCCGGGCACAATGACCGTGCCGGTTGGATGTCATCTGAATTGGGGAAGGTCTTATTGTATGACGCAACAACCGAAGTGTTCAAGGAACAAGAGACGATCATCCATGACTTTGAAACGCTGACGCAATTACTGAGCATTGAAAAGGCCACCCTGCGTGCTCCTATCGGGGATATGGATGATAGGGCAGACAGCTACGCACTGGCGATTGTTGGGCGGCATGAGATGCTACGCAAAAGTGGATCATTTGGTTTTATGCAAGGAAAGCCGAGGTGGTAAATGGCAGAATACACTTATAACCCGCAGGACTTCGCAGGCATTATGAGAGTGATATTTGCTCTGATACTTGAGACCGTGCCGGACGATGTGCCTGGCCCTGAAGCGTTCAAGCAAGTTCAGCCCCAGGTAGTGCGACTGCGAAAGCGTGTCCAGAGAGCCTATGACAAACAGACGAAAGCGCCGATAGTTGAAATCTATAGAATTGCCGATACTGTGCTACACATGATTGAGAACCATCAATCAGTCGATAGCATCTGCGCTATGACCAATGGCAAGCTCGTCAAGAAGGCGCGTTCAGCCAGGTAGAACCGCCATACCGTTTCCTTACAAAGAACTTTTGTGCTATAATATTTCTGACCGAACAGATGTTCATTACCGAGTCAGGATATGCTTATGGCTTTTGCTTCACGAATTATTCAGCCAACTAGACGATTTATACCAAATTCAATTGCCCGACTGTTTCCCCAGCGACGTAAAACAACGCCGGAGATCGTTGGAGACCTTCGTACCAATCGACTTGCAACGTCCTGGTATGATTCCAACTCAAACACCCCGACACGCGACTGGGGGCAGGCTGATTACAAGTTTTGGAATCGTGTGTTGTTGGGTAAGGCTCAGGGTCTCGAATTGTCGGGATTATTCCTTAAACCACTCGCATCCAAGATCGCATCATGGACTCTTGGTATCACTCCTTCATTCTCCATCGAAAACGAAAACTCACAGACCGCAGTCAATAAATGGTTCACTGACAATCATCCCGCCGTGCTCCGTGCGTTGGAGGAGTCGCTGGTCAAAGCGGATTCTTACTTAGTGGTGAACCCTGATTTGACGCTGACGGTACTCCCGCCAGATGTTGTGAAGCCGATAGTCGATGATAATGACTACTCAAAGATCATAGGATGGACAGTCACCGAAGTTCATCCGCACCCTACTCGCCACATGGACAACATGAAGATAGTTGACGAGTACACAGAGAAGGAGCGCGTTCGCAAGAAGTACAAGAACGGCAAGCTGCAATCCACTGACAAGTACCCCAACTTGCTTGGATGCATTCCCCTAATCCACATTGCCAACAATGTGGGCAGCGACGAAACATTTGGACATGCGGAAGGTGAGGCGTTGATAAACGTACTGCACCAGTATGGTGCATTGTTTGATGCTGCGATTGCCGGAAACAAGAGGCAGGGCAGGCCAACACCCGTAATTCAGCGTTTCGGTTCTGTGGAGGAAATGCAACAATTCTGGGCAAACTTCGGAGTTAAGCGTACCAGGACGTTGGATGACGGAACAATCGAGACATATTACGAACTTCCGTTCGACGCTGATAATGTTATGACGTTGGCCGGTAATGCTGAATTCAAGTACGAATCACCTGGCAGCTTCTCTGCTGACACGCAGACACTGCTCGGATTGCTTTTCTACCTGATGCTCCAACACTCGGAAGTGCCGGAGTTTGTTTGGGGTAATGCCATCGCATCCAGCCAGGCTAGTGCAGAGACGCAGATGCCGCCGTTCGTCAAGTTCATTCAGAAGAAACAGCGTCAATACAATTGGGTCAATGAATTGATCGCGGTTGTCGTCGGCTTCCTGAGTCTGTGGGAGCCGGGAATAAATGCTGAAGACGAAATTGCTGTCAAATATCCCGACCTTACACAGAAAGACGGTAAGCTAACACTTGATGCCATCCGCCTGGCGCTAGACAAGGATATTATTGACGAAGAAACTGCGCTCACTCTGATGCCTCTCGAAATTGAGAACCCCAAAGAGGTATTGGATAAGGTGAAAGACGAACTAGCGAAACGCAAGGACGATGACGATCAGCGCCAGGAAGGGCTGATGACGCGGCTATCTGACCGTCACACTAAGACAGATGATGACGATGAAGAGACCGCAGACGAAATGGTATTAGAACCTATCCCGTCTGTTTTCGAGCAGGCATTTAGCAACTAGGAGTGTGACAAGTGGACCACGAAGAGATGCAGAGTCTAGCAGATGCGATACAAGCGTTGGCGGC